ACGGCCACTCTTGCCACAAGCGGAGCAACGGCTGGAACTTATGGAAGTGTAACAGCAATCCCATTTTTAACTGTTGATGCAAAAGGAAGAATCACATCAGCCACAACTGGAACTTTCTCATCAACTCCTGCGGATGGGTCAATTACTCCAGCCAAACTATCCCAACCATTTACAAGCGGAACTTCCGTAAACTCTACTAGCGGAACGGCGATTGACTTTACTAGTATTCCTAGTTGGGTGAAGAGAATTACTGTTATGTTTAATGGAGTAAGCACAAATGGAACATCACCCGTAGCAGTTCAGCTTGGAAAAAGCGGCGGAGTTGAAACAACTGATTATTCTGGCTTTGGAATGTTTGCCTCTGCCAGCGCAACCGCAGCAAACATAATAGGATCAACGGCAAATACAATTGGGTTTAATACGTCAGCAAGATCGTATATAGACGATTCAGCCGTTGGAATTGCAACAATATCAAATATTAGCGGAAATACTTGGGTCTTTTCATCAAATACTGCAAGTCAAGCCTCTATTACAAGTTTTGGTAATGGCGCAAAAACATTGGCTGGAACATTAGATCGAGTTCGCATCACTACTGTCAGCGGCACAAACACATTTGACGCAGGCTCTATCAACATCATGTACGAAGGATAATTTATGATAGCAAGAATTGAATCAAACTGTACAACTGGCGAAGTAAAATACTTTGACGAAAACGAAGTTGAGATTGATCCTAGTTCAATTTCCTCCGAACCCATTGCTGTCATTGAGCCACTTCCTGTCATTGAACCTATTCCTGTTGACGCACCTACAGAGGGATAAATGACCCTAACTGAAATCGCTCAGTACGCAGGAGAGAAGGTTGGAAAGACCGACTCGGATACGCTTACCTTCTTGCAGAAAGCCGCAAGCCTAGCCTATCGGCGCGTATGGGATTTTGCGCCTTGGCGTGAGACTGTGACCAACTCGACCTATTCGGTTGGTACAAATCGTTTAATCACGCTTGGTAGCAATGTAGAGACACCTCTTTCCGTGGCCTACAACGACGCAGAGGTTGACCCGATTGACCTAGCCACGATCATCAGTCAAGACCCAGGCTTGCTTGACGATGCGCGTACTGGCGATCCAGATACCTATCATTTTACTGGCCGTAACAGCAGTGGCGTTGCGGAGCTAAACCTTTACCCAAGGCTTGCCACATCTGGCACAATCCCATTGCGCGTTGTGGAGAAGCTGAAATGTCTTACCCGCACCAATGTTATTGTTGACTTTCCTCCGTCACAAGCTGCGCTGGATGACGAACTCCGCCTACCTCACGTCCATCATTTGGTTTTAGCCTTGACTCATTCTGATGCACTTGAGCGTGAACGGCAGTATGCCAAGGCGCAAGCCATCACGCAGACTGCTAATTCTGACCTTGCGGCCATGGCTAACTACGAGTTGAGCCAAGTTGGTGGAGTGAAGCAGATCACACCGCAAAGTTTAGGCGAGCTAACCATAGAAGAAATGTTCTCGGCGTAAAGGAGGCTTATGCCTTATTACAGCGACAATTTGGACGATGTTCTGTCCTTTGACGGAATACGCAATTTTACTGGCGGTCAAGCCAGCGGTCTACAATCCGACCTACTAGCCGAGAATCAAGTACAAGAGTTGTACAATATGACCCTTTCGCCAAAGGGTAATCTTGAAACTCGCGTTGGCGCAACAAGCTTTGCAACTGGCGCAACCAGCGCGGTAACATCCGTTGGCGGGATGCGCTACTACGAGACATCCGCATACCAGCAATTATTGACTGTTACTGGCGGCACATTTTACAGCATTGAATCAAGTGGAAGTGCAACTCCTCATACTCCGTACTTAACATGGGGTGCTACAAACATAACCTGGACAGCAGCCACCAGCCAATGGCGAGACGGCTACAGCGTAGCCGAAGACATTGAGGTGTCCTTTGCACAGTTTGTTGACAAGATGTTTATATCTGATTCCGATAGTGACCTACACTTTTGGGATGGAACTGCGGTTGAGAGGCAGGGTGGCAAGGTTAGGGCGATAACTGTAACAACGGCTGGAACTGGATACACCAGCGCGACTGCAATTATTACTGGTCCTACACTTGGCGGGACAATGCCAGAGTTAATTACGACTGTAGCTGGTGGGGCTGTTACTGGCGTAACGGTTGTTAATGGCGGGTCTGGCTATATTACTGCCCCAATTGTTACAATCATTGGGAATGGCTCTGGTGCTACGGCTACGGCAACAGTTAGCGCGCCTCCAGCGGGCATTAGGATTTTGGTCAACGCTGAAAACAGATTATTCGGCGTTGGCTCTGGTGCAAACAGAAACACGCTTTATGCCTCTGACATTCTTGATCCTTCCGTATGGGCATCAACCAACAGCATTGTTGTTAACGGTGATGACGGCGATCAGATTACGGCAGTTGTGCCTTACTACAAGAATAGGCTGATCGTATTCAAGAAGCGCAGAGTGTTCCAGGTTGATATTCCTAGCGATGCCACCTCTGGCGCGGACTGGATTGTTTCAATCATTTCAAACAATACTGGATGCGTGGCAACTGGAACGGCTGTGCAAGTAAGCAGCGACATTCTATTCCTATCCGATAACGGCATCAGATCGCTTGTTCGGTCTGTGGCGGATGACTTTAGCTCAGTTGGCATACCAGTTTCAGAGATAGTCAAGGATGTAATCCAAAGCATCAATACGGATTCTATTAGGGTGGCTACTGCGATCTACTATGACAATCGCTACTTCCTTGCCATACCTACTGGATCAAACGACTACAACGACACGCTCTTGGTTTACAATACGGCGTTAGGCGCATTCGAGGGAACTTGGAGTCCGCAGGTTATGCAGTTCACGCTTACGAACTTCAATCAAGAAGGTTCTAGGGCGATGTTTAAGAAGACCAATGGCATCATCGAGAAGTATGCTGGCTACAAGTCTCCAGCGGGAACTACATCAGCCGACTATCAAGACGCTGGCACTGACTACGAATCTTATGTACGCACAAAGGACTTTAATTTTGGCGATCCTTTCTCGCTAAAGTACGGGAGCTATTTCGAGGTCATCTTTGACAACTCCTTCTCATCCGATGCCAATGTAGCAATCCAGCGCGACATTGACGTTGGCGATATTGATGTTCAATCCAACATTGACATCTCAAGTTCAGTATTGACCCTCCCATTCACGCTTCCAGCCGTCCTGCCTACATCAGTTAAGAAGAAGCTGGCAGCAGATTTACGCAAGTATGAGAAGTGGCGGTTGCTCAACATAAAGATTTCCACACCAGCAAACAAGATGGCTATCCGCCAGATCACGGCTGCTGCCAATCCAGACACAGTCCAGATCCAGCAAACAATATGACGGCTGTAGAGTATATTGAGCAAAGCGGTGTGCCAGAGGCTATGTGGCCTAACCTGGCTGAATGGTTTTGCTGGTTTGAGAAGCAGGGTATGGTTGGCGTAGTCGAGGATAAGGATGGTATTGCAGGCGTGGCTTTGGCTAGGTGCATAAAGGATGGGCAAAAGGCTGACCATTATGTGCATAGCGAAGATGGCGAGAATGTGTTTGTTGATTTGACTATCTCCTCAAAAGGTGCTAAATCCTTGAGATGCTTGCTGTTGCTCCTTTGGGAGCGTTTTGGTCCCCGCGAGCGGATCACCTTTAATCGTTCTGGTAAACCAAGGAGTTACGACTATATGACATTTATGCGAAAGGCTAGAGTTTAACATGGGTGGAGGACCTTCAATTCCTGCACCTCCGCCACCGCCCGATCCGAATGCGGTGGCGCAGGCTAATGCTGCTGCGTACAGAACGAACATTGATACCTACATCGAGAAAGCCCCAGCGATGGCAGAGCTTGAGAATAAGCTTCGCGTGCAGTATATGCCCCAACAACGTGCTTTAGAGCGTCAATTGTCGGCATTAGATCAACAAGCAGGCGTGCAGGCTGGGATGCAATTAGAACGTCAATACGGCCCACAGCGCACCCTAGAATCACTCCGCAGGCAGTATGAGACTAGTCCACAGGCGTATGCCTTGAATCGTGGATTAGGCGATCAGATGACACGCCAGTTCGAGCGTCTTTATGGCACATCGCCCTATGCCTCGGTTGAGCAGAATGTAGCGTTTAACCGCCAGCCAGGACCAGTTGATTTCTATGGCACGATTGGCACGAACATTGGCAGTCCAGAGTTAAAGGCGTAAGAATGAAAAGAATTGGAAGTACTGCAGAACAATTGGCATCTAGGTATCCAGCGAGATACAAGGTTAATGAGGACGGAACAATTTCTACCTATCCGTCACCACGACCAGGAACAAATGATGTGCGTTATTACAATGAAAACGCTGGTGGTTTTCCATACACGAACATAGTTGAAGCTCAAAATCAAGTGGCAAAGCAACAGCAATCAAATCTAAAGAACCTACAGGACACATACGAAAAGCGTCTTGCCGATGTCACAAGCCAAGAAAATACTCGCAACTCTCTTGCTTCTCAGATTCAAGCATTGACTGCTGGTGGAGGTGGAATGCAAAATCCTAACGCTGGTCCAGAATTTAATCAAGCCCTATCCCAACTTTCTGCTGGGCGTAACTACGGATCGTCTGATCTTGGGTCGATGTTAAACTTCCAAGTCTCCGATCAGCAGATCGTTGACGATTACAACAACTCAAAGCTATCCCGCCTAAATAGCGTTATTGAGCGCGGAAACGCTCAGATTGCTGGGATTACCGAAAGACTTAACACGGCCAACAAACTTCTTGCCGAACTTCCTGCTGGTGATGCTAGGCGTACTTCTTCAGAAGTATTCGTCAAGCAACTCAACGATGACTTGAAGAGCGTAACTAGCGCAGTAACTGGCGCGCAGGATATGCAAAAGAATTTCACGCCCATTACGATGGATAGCCCCGAAGGGCTAAAGGAGATCACATCCTTCCGATCCTTCGTCCAGCTACCCGAAGAGCGTGCTTCACAACAGCTTTTCCAGATTGATCCAGATTCCTACCGCACTGCGGTTGGCTTGGGTCAGCAGTATCGCCAAATGGCAACTGAGCCAATTGGTGCTACGACCACGCCAGAGACTGAGCAGATCCGCAAGACCATCGAAGACGAGGCTCTTAATCAATTACGCCTTGGATCAACCATTGGTGCGGAAGAACGGCGTGGATACGAGCAGGCAGCCAGAGCAGCACAGACTGCACGTGGCAACATCTTTGGAATTGGACCAGCAGTGCAGGAGGCAGCTCAGATCGGTGCTGCTGGCGAGCAACGCAAGCTTGCACGCTATGGTGCAGCACAAAGCTTCCTTGGGTCTGGCTTGTCAACTGGTGACGCCCTCAAAGCTGACATAGCATTCCGTGACGCATTGCGTCAAAACAGGCTTGGTGCAGCCGCCAACTTCATTGGTGGCGGACCTTCAATCTACAATCTTGCAGGCCAGCGGACAGCCCAACAGCAGGGTGCAATGCAGAGCTACATCCAGGCCAATCAAGCCTTGCCTGGTGGGTTTAATCAACAGCCGTCTACGGCTGCTAACTTCTATCAGACAACAAGCCCAGAGATTCCTGTTGCATTGCAAAATGCGTTTACAAGCTTGTACGGATCGCAGGCTAATTATCTTGGAAGCACCTACGGCGCGCAGGTTGGTGCGATTTCTAGGCAGCCGAGTGGCGCGCAGAACTTCGGAGCAATTGCTTCTGGCATTGGTTCATTGATACCTAACATATCAATTTAAGGAGATTTATGGGTAAAATTAACTTAGATTTAGCGCAGATGTTCCCACAAACTTTTGGGGATCAAGACGCATTGCGAAGAGCTGCATTGGGAGAACAAGTTCAGCAGGCTCAATTAAATGCCTATAATCAAGCTGCGCAAGAAAAGGAAGCCATAAGATCGAATCAAGTTATGGCAAACGAAAATTTCAATATTGATGTAAATGGAGAATCAATTCCATTTAAGTCATTGCCATTAGAACAAAAACTACAAAAGGCTAAACAATGGCAAGTTGATTGGCAACTAGAGCAATCTAGGAAATTTACAAAGCATCAAGCTGATATGGCAAAATATGAGGTTGA